CAGGCAACGCATACAACCCCGAGGATGCGTTGAGGTTGTACTTCCAAACGGGTAGTGTCATCGGTAGGTCCTTCACTCAGGAAGGAGACTTCAACAATGCAAGGGTCCCAATCCAAGAGTTGTCTTCAAACTCAGGAGCGGCAAAAGCACAAATGTTGATATACAACTACAACCACTACCTTGATATGATTCGTTCAGTAACGGGTCTCAACGAGGCGCGTGATGGTTCCGACCCTGACCCGAACGCATTGGTTGGTGTTCAGAAGTTGGCAGCATTGAACTCAAACACCGCAACGAGACACATTCTCGAAGGTGGGTTGTATATATACAAGACAATCAGCGAGGCTGTGACATATAGGATTGCAGATATTCTTGAGTATGCAGATTTCAAGGATGACTTTGCGAACAAAATCGGCAAATACAATGTCAGCATCTTGAATGAAATCAAGGATTTGTACGTGTACGACTTTGGTATTTTCATTGAAGTATCTCCCGACGAAGAACAGAAGCAGCAGTTGGAGGCTAATATCTCGATTGCACTTCAGAAGGGTGATATCAATCTTGAGGATGCAATTGATATCCGTGAGATTAAGAATATCAAACTTGCCAATCAACTTCTCAAGATGAAGCGCACCAAGAAGGCTGAGCGTGAAGAGAAGATGGCAATGCAGCAGCAAGCGATGCAAGCACAGCAGCAATTGAAATCTCAGGAGATGTCGTCTCAACTTGCTATTCAAAAATTGCAAATGGAGACTCAGAAAGCCATGCAAATCAAACAGGCTGAGGTTGCATTCGAAATCGAAAAGATGAAGAATGAGGCTGTCCTGAAGAAGGATTTGATGGCTGAAGAATTCAAGTACACGATGCAGATTGCTGAGATGAATGCAAATAATTTGTCACAAAGGGAGAAGGAAAGGGAAGTGGCAAAGGGCAAGAGAATAAGTCAGCAGAACACTCAACAAAGCAATCTGATAAACCAACGTAAGTTGAATTTGCCACCGTTGAACTTTGAATCGAATGAAGATTCATTGGATGGTTTCGACATGGCTGAATTTTCACCACGATGATGTTAATGATTTTTTTGTATAACTTTGAATAAAATATAATCCAATGGAAATTACAGTACGTGAAGTATCCAATACACCTGAAAAGAGTGTAGCGGAAAGAGAGCAGGAATTACTCAACGCGCATGAGCAGACTTTGTCTGAGCCTCAGAACGACACACCCGTCGTTGCTGAACAGACTTCTTCTGCCCCTGAATTCAAAGAGGAAGAAATCTTGTCTTATATCAGCCAAAGGTATAACAAGACAATCAGTTCTTTCGATGAGTTGGTTTCTGAGCGTCAGCAGTCAGAGCAACTGCCTGAAGATGTATCAGCGTATCTGCAATACAAAAAAGAAACAGGGCGTGGCATCAAAGACTTCTTGAAAATTCAGGAAGACTTTGAAACTATGGACCCTGATAATATGCTGAAGAGGTACTTCGCTGAAACCGAACAGGGATTGGACGAAGATGATATCGAGGCAATGGTCGACGAGTTCAGATATGATGAAGACCTCGACGACCCATCTGATGTCAAAAAAGCCAAATTAGCAAAGAAGAAGGCTATCGCTAAGGCTAAGTCCTACTTCACCGAACAAAAGGAAAAATATAAGGTGCCACTTGAGTCAAGTTCGGCATCAGTTCCTAATGAAGAGCGTGAAGAGTACGAAGCGTATAAGCAATATATGCAAAACGCCAAGACCATTCAAGAGGAGAATGACCGTAAGCGTCAGTGGTTCACTAAGAAGACTGACGAAGTTTTCAGTCAGGATTTCAAAGGTTTTGATTTCCAAGTAAATGACAAGAAAATAACGTTCACTCCGGGAAGTCCATCTGAATTGAAAAATCTTCAGTCCAATCCATCCAATTTTATCAGTAGATATTTGGATGAGAATGGCTTGATTAAAGATGCAGTTGGATATCACAAGGCATTGGCAATCGCGATGAATCCCGAAAAGTTTGCGAAGTTTTTTTACGAGCAAGGTTTGTCGGATGCCACGGAGGATGTTACGCGCAAGATTAAAAATATCAATATGTCTGAGCGTAAAGCACCCGAGGCAATCAACAAGGGAGGAACGCAAATCCGAGAAGTAAACCCATCCACAGGGAGAGGGTTGAAAATCAAGAGTGCTAAACGATTGTAAAACATTTAACAACCTAAGAAAATGGCAGTATTACCTGTTCCCGGTTGGCAACTTCAGCCAAGTGCTGAGCAAATTCCGTTGTCCACCAACTATATCACAAACTTCAACTTCTTGAACCAATACCTTCCCGACACCTACGAGAAGGAGTTCGAGCGTTATGGCAACCGTACCGTTGCTTCTTTCCTTCGTATGGTCGGTGCAGAAATGCCTTCGAATTCTGACCAAGTACGTTGGGCAGAGCAAGGTCGTCTTCACACCAAGTACGTTGATTGTACCACTGCTGCTGCATTGGCTGCAAGCACTGCTACTTTCACTGTGAACGACCCTAACGTTACAGCCATTGCTATCCGTCCCGGTCAGACCGTAATGGTTTCTGACAACGCTACGGGTGCTGCAAACAAGGCTATCGTTACGGCTATCGACGTTGCTCTTGGAACTTTCGATGTCGCTTACTACGAAGCAGCAGGTCAGTCCGTTGCAGGTGCAGGTGCTACCTTCACTGTGTGGATTTACGGTTCTGAATTCCGTAAGGGCACCAACGGTATGCAAGGCTCTTTGGAGGCTGAAGACGAATTCTTCGAAAACTCCCCAATCATCATCAAAGACCGCTACGCTGTTAGCGGTTCTGACATGGCTCAGATTGGTTGGGTTGAAGTGACGACTGAAAATGGTGCTACGGGTTACTTGTGGTATCTGAAGTCCGAGCACGAAACTCGTCTGCGTTTCGAAGACTACCTCGAGACCGCTATGTTGGAAGCAGTTCCTGCTGAAGCAGGTTCCGGTGCTGCAACTCAGGTTGTTAACACTCAGGTTGGTGACAAAGGTTCCGAAGGCGTATTCCACGTTGTGAACAACCGTGGTAACGTTTGGGGCGCAGGTTTCCCAACCCTCTTGGCTGACTTCGACACCATCGTTGCTCGTCTTGACCGTCAAGGTGCTATCGAAGAGAACGTGTTGTTCGTCAACCGTGATTTCTCTTTCGCAATCGACGATATGTTGGCTACCCTGAACGGTTACGTTGCGGGTGGTTCTGCTAACTCTGCTTCGTTCGGCTTGTTCGATAACGACACCGAGATGGCTTTGAACCTTGGCTTCAGCGGTTTCCGTCGTGGCTATGACTTCTACAAGTCTGATTGGAAATACTTGAACGACCCAACGATGCGTGGCGGTCTGTCCCCATGGGCAGCAGGTGCAACCACTGCTAACGTTATCACGGGTATGCTTGTCCCCGCAGGTTCTACCACCGTGTATGACCAAATCTTGGGCAAGAATGCCAAGCGTCCTTTCCTCCACGTTCGTTACCGTGCTTCTGAAACTGAAGACCGTCGCTACAAAACGTGGATTACGGGTTCCGCAGGTGGTGCTGCTACGAGCGACCTCGATGCTATGGAAGTGAACTTCCTTTCCGAGCGTTGCGTGTGCACCTTGGGAGCAAACAACTTCTTCTTGTTCCGCGAAGGAATCTAATGAAGAACTTTGAATTGTGATATCAACGGCAGAGTGTGTTCGCGCACACTCTGCCAATTTTTAACTCTAAATTTTATCATATGAAATCAACATCAGCACATTCTAAGCCTACCGATAAGATATACAGGCTCAGAAATAAGCGTTCACCTCTTTCATATACGATTGCCACAAGGAACACACGTTCCTTCCCACTGATGTGGTATGATGAAGAGCGGAATGTCAATAGGGCGTTGAGGTATGCCCGTAATCAAAAATCACCATTTGAGGATGAACAGGATGGCAATGCCATCATCGAACCAATCGTGTTTGAGAATGGGTTTTTGTTTGTCCCCAAAAACAATCCTGTATTGCAGTCATTTCTTTACTATCATCCGCAGAATGGAGTTTTGTTCGAGGAGGTAAATGAAGAGCGTGATGCAGAAAAAATGCTTCAGATGCTTACGATTGAGGTTGACGCATTGAGTCGTGCGCGTGAACTCTCGATTGAGGAATTGGAAACCGTTGGTCGCGTGTTGTTCAACAAGGATACCACAAGGGTGACTACGGCAGAACTGAAGCGTGACATCTATATTTATGCACGTAATTATCCACGCGAGTTTTTGGAATCATTGGAAGACCCGATGCTTGCATTGCGTTCCGAGATTCATGTGTTCTTCGATAAAGGTCTCCTGACATTCAGGAACAACAATAAAGAGGTTTGGTATAACACTCCGACCAACAAAAAGAAAATGCTCATCGTTCCCTATGGGGAAGACCCACATATTCTTGTCTCAATGTTCCTGAAGTCTGACGAAGGAATCGAGTCTTTGAAGATGCTGAAGTTCCATCTTGAAAAGAGTGAGTGATTGACTTTTTTTGCGATTTGAGGGGTTAGAGATAACCCCTCTTTTTTTTTATTATCTTTGTCAAAAATGAATCGGAATGATAAACTCAGTTCGAAATACTGTACTGTCGGTTCTTAATAAGAACAACTACGGATACATATCTCCATCTGATTTCAACTTGTTCGCAAAGCAAGCGCAGTTAGAAATTTTTGACAGTTATATGGCTAAGTACAACCAAGCCATAAACATGGAGAATGGTCTCTCTTCGAGATTCGGAGTGCGTGAATCGGGTGTTGACTACGCCAATCTAAGGAAGTCCATTGAAGAAGCAATTGACGTATTTTCTGTTACTAAGTTCCTTCAGCATAATGCAGGTAATACTTTTTTCCTGCCAAGTATGCTCACGACTAATGACGACTACTACCTCATCAACAAGGTTTTATGCTATACTACGCTTCTTGCAAGCGGTAATACATCAAATACTGTCCTGAATTCACTGTTCGATTCTACAGCGACATTCATTTCCGATGGCATTGCATTTGGTGATATCGTTGTGAATATGTCGACAGGCTTACAGGCTACAGTGGTATCTGTCATATCGAATGATACACTGCTGCTATCAAGTGACATATTCCTTGCGTTCCCTGAAGGTTACAGGATATACGACAGGAGCGTAGTTACTGAAGCCGAGAAGGTTACGCATGGGAAGATAACGATGCTGAACAACTCGCTCCTTACCAAGCCTAACAACATCTATCCTGCGTACACACAGGAATTCGATTTGATGTCCTTGTTCCCTGTCACAATCGATACGCAGGGTCAAATCGAGGCTCAGTATCTCAGGTATCCTAAAGACCCAAAATGGACATATGTCACCATTCTTGGTGGCGAACCTTCATTCGACCAATCCCAACCTGACTATCAAGACTTTGAGTTGCCCATTGAGGATGAGGTTGCATTGGTACAGAAGATTTTGCAATACGCAGGTGTTTCAATCAGAGAGATGGATGTCTATACCATTTCAAAGACTGAAGAAAGGGAAGAATAATAAACATAGCAACAGATGGCATACCTATCTCAGTTTGAATATTACAACAACCAAGATAATTGGGGGTCTTACCAATATGTAAGTCTTCAGGACATAGTCAACAACTTCATGTTGATGTATGCAGGGAACAGTTCCCTTGTCAACAATGAAGAGAGGTTCAAGGTATTGTTCCATGCAAAAAGGGCAATTCAGGAACTGAACTATGATGCCTTCAAAGAAGTGAAGGTATTGGAACTGAGCGTGTGCGATACGTTGCGTTTTGTGCTTCCACCTGACTTCGTGAATTGGGTAAGGATTTCGTTGTACAAGGATGGTTACCTGAGACCATTGAGTGAGAACATTCAGACTTTGTCATCGAATGCATATTTGCAGGACCAAAATTGCAATATCCTATTCGACCAAAATGGTAACATCCTTCAGCCTCAGTTTTCAACCATCGACTACGAGCGAATCAAGGGAACGAAGAAAAGCATATACTTGAACCCGGGTCACCAATTCAACAACCAAAGTGGATGGTGTGTGGATGGTGATTGGTATTTTGATTATGCCGTTGGTGCCCGTTATGGTCTGAACACAGAGACAGCCAATTTCAATCCTACGTTCAACATTGACAAGAAAGCAGGTGTAATCAACTTCAGTTCCGACATGGCAAATGAGTTGTGCATCCTTGAGTATATCTCAGACGGCATGGAGAACGGTGACGATTCACGTGTATCCGTCAACAAACTATTCGAGAAATACGTGTATGCATACATCGAGTATGAAATCCTGAACCATAAGATTGGCATTCAGGAGTATGTGGTTGCACGTGCAAGGAAAGAAAAGGCAGCACTGCTCAGGAACGCAAAGATTCGTATCAGTAACATACATCCGGGAAGGTTGCTGATGAACCTTCGTGGTCGTGACAAGTTCATAAAATAATATGGCAAACTTCTCAAGGAACTTTACATCGGGCAGGATGAACAAAGCGTTCGATGAACGTGTCATCCCGAATGGTGAATATATTGATGCCCTTAACTGTAGGTTGGGGTCTACTGAAGAGAGTGAGATTGGTTCCCTTGAGAATTCAAAGGGAAACATAAAACTGACCACGCTTCAGTACATCGATGGCACTCCGTTGAGTGCCAATGCAAGAGCAATCGGTGCATACGAGGACGGAGCCAATGAAACCATTTATTGGTTTGTACACGACCCTACCTTTACACTTGGTGCTACAGGGAAGTTGGACATGATTGTGTCCTACAACGTTCAGACAACTGTCCTGACATACCATGTTGTAAGTATTGACGATGGTAGCACAATCGACACAACTCTGAACTTCAATCCTCTGTACCTGATTACAGGTGTGAACCTTGTCGATTCAGATTCTGAAGGATTGTTATTTTGGACTGATGACTACAATCAGCCGAGGTTCATAAACATATCGAGGAACTATAATACTCCTGTTGCGTTTATTGACCAATTCTCTGCCGAGTCTTTGCTTGTCATCAAGAAGCCACCGATTGAAGCACCTACGATTTCATTCTTGACATCTTCAAACCAAGAAAACTTCTTGGAAGAGAGATTCATCTGTTTTGCATACAGGTATAAATATGCAGACAACGAATACTCTGCCACATCCCAATTCTCAGAACCTGCATTCATTCCAAAACCGTTCAATTTTGAAGTGAACAGTTTCTTGAACGAGGGCATGGTGAACATTTACAACTCTGTTCAAATATCTTTCAATACAGGTGGACCGCTTGTAGTTGGTATAGACTTGTTGTTCAAGGAAGCAGCGAACAATACAATCAAGGTAATCGAGAAACTTGATAAGGCTATACTTGGGTGGGGTAATAATACGATTCAGAACTATATATTCACTAACTCAAAGATTTTCACTGTATTGCCTGAAGCGGAGTTGCTGAGGTTATATGACAATGTCCCAAGGCTTGCAAAGGCTCAGACAGTCATGGGCAACAGGCTTGTGTATGGTAACTATGTCGAGGGTTATGACTTGATTGATAAGTTTGACAGTCCGTTGAGGCTAA